ACGGCTGAATCCGCATGTGATAGCCGCTAGCAGCCCCAGCGACTGGCGTTAAAATCCCCATCTCGACCATCCGCTCCCGATTCGCCGTACGTTGCTCCTCGGTGATTCCCGGCACCACGTCCTCGACACCCTCGCCCGAATACGCGAATCTCCGCAACTCCGTTGCGTCGTCGTACTCGTCGAATAAATCGACCTGGGCCGCGCTGCCAGAACCGGATAGGTCAACGCTTAGAACCCCCGCACTTGTCAGTTTGAGGGCCGTGTTGGCAGCCCCGGCTATATATGGCACGGCCTGGAAATCACCGGTGTTATCGGCCCCGGCACGGATGTACTCAAGGCGACCCAGATTCCCGGCTGAACCACTTATCGGCCCGCCGTCGTCCGCAATTCGGAATGCGAGGGCAGCCCCAAAGCCGTCGTCGGCGGTGCCGGTAGATTTGTGGACGATTGTCCAGACGAACGTGATGGCTCCCGTAGAGCCGGTTGTGCGGGTTATGGAGCTGAGAGCGTCGCTTGTCGTCCCCAGGCCACCATGTGTAAATGACGCACCAGCCCAATCGTTACCGGATGCGCCGACATTGGAGACCGCGCCGCTGGAACAATCGAGGCTATCCACCGTTGCGGCCCCGGTATTAAACGTGCTTGAACCATTGTCGATATTGCCGAATCCAGACGAGATCGAGCCTGAGTTCAGGGCTCCGACGGTCGTCAGGGTGCCGCCACTATTCGCCGCCGCGTGTGCGTGGTTCGCGTTGGCGAAGCCGGTCGCGGAGATTGTCGGAGTCGTGAGGGTCAGCCCTGCCAGGGTAGCCGACCATGCCGGGATGCCTGACGCGAGGTGAAGGACGGTATTGTCGGCCCCCTTGCCCAGTCTGGATAGCTGGGCCGAGGACGAGGCATAGACGATATCCCCCTCGGCCTGGGAGTCGATCACATGCGCCCCGACGGCCTCCCATTCGGCCTGAGTCAGTTCAGTTCCGACGGAGCCGTGCTTGAGTTCGTTTGCCATCGTTTACCTCTACGCCGTCGCTAGTATGCCGCCGAACCCGCCCCGGCGAACGCCGTCCTGGATCGCCTCGGTGACCCGCTCCTCAAAATCATCGAATCCATAGGTCGGCCCGAGGATGTTGATCGTCACTCCACCCATTCCACCGCCACGCCCCAGAGGCACGACTGCCTCCGGCCCGCGCTCTCCGATCATCGCCAGTGTTGGCGACTTTACGATCCCGCCAGCCGCCATCTTTGGGATGTGCGGAATGTTGAACGGAGCGAATTCAAACCCTGGAACGACTGTGACGCCCCGAACCTTCTTGGCCTCCCAGCCGATCTTCATGGCGTTCATCACGTCGAGCAGCTTATTGACCCCGTCGATGATAAAGTTCACCGGCCCCTTCACGAAGCCCCCGATGGCGTCCCAGACGCTCGCCCATTTATCCCTGAACACGTCTAATGCGCGATGGATGGCTCCACCAGGACGCAGCCAGCCGAAATGATCTTCCCAGATGCCGCTTATGAACCCAGCAATGGCGGCGAATTTCAGCTTGACGCTAACCCATACCTCGCCCCACAATTCCATGATCTTGTTCAGGGCGGTATGCAGAATGCCGCCCGGCAACGCCCACCCAAATTTGTCTACGAATACCTCGCTGATCTTCTCCCAGGCGACAATCGCCAGGATGCGGATAGCCGCCCAGATGTCCTCCCAGTTTTTTTTGATGAGCAGGATCGCCTTTATCAACACGCCGCCCGGGAGGAGCCACGCCCACTTTGAGGCGAATACACCGCTGATGAAATCCGACACCGTATTGAAAGCCGTCTTTATGGCTCCCCATACCGCATCCCATGTTTTCTGCAATGCAGCGGTCACCTTATCCCAGTTCTTAATTGCGAGGACAATCCCAGCAATCGCCAGGGCCACGCCGATTATGATCAATCCTACAGGCCCCATCGCGAAATTCAATGCCGTCATTGCCGCCGTCTGGAGCCACGTCGCCGCCGTTGCTATCGTCTGGGATGCCGCCATAGCGGAGATGCCGGTGGCAATCGCCGGGGCCATTATCACAATGGGGCCGAGGGCCGTCGCAAATTGCCCGATGGGAGCCAGTGCGCCCTTGACCCGGTTCTTCAGGATATCGAACTTGTCCGACATCGTCAGAGTAGCCGCTCCGAGTTCGGCGACCTTGCCCTCAGAGCCTTCCATCGCCGCCATCAAACCGTCGAGGGAGAACGCGCCTTTTTCGATAGCGTCCCTGAAACGGACACCGGCACCAGCACCGAAGTTGTCCGTTGCAATCGCCATCGCCTCGGTTTCTGTCTCGGCATTCTGGATGCTGGCGATCATTTCTTGAAGGCCTGCTGAGATGTCGGTCACGCCTTCGGCTGCGAGCTTCTGAACGGCGGTATTCAGCCCCGGCATCATCTTGGAGGCCGATAGCCCTGCCGCCTCCATGTTGCCGACGAGCGCGGTAGCCTCGTCCAGGCTCAAACCCATCGTCTGCAATTGTGGCCCGAACTTGACGATTGTAGATGCCAGGGCAGACATCGGCACTCCGACAGCCTGGGAGACTGCGGTGAGCTTGTCGAGTTGGAGGCGTGTCTCCTCTGCCGGTACGCCGAAGGCCAGCATAGCGTCGGCGACCGATTTGATCATCGGCCCCGCTTCCTCGCCCATCGCCCGCGACACATCGAGAAACGCCTTCGTCACGTCCTCCAGGGCTTCGCCCTCCAGGCCCATCTCGGTATTGATGTCCGCGATTGCCGCGGATACTGCTGCCGCGTCCTGTGGGACGGTCGCCCATACGTCCTTGAACGACTGGGTCAGCCCTTCCAGTTGCTCCCCAGACGCCCCGGTGCCGGCAGCGATGGTGTTCGTCGCCTCCTGATATTCCTGGCCGAGTTTCGCCGCCGCGCCAGCGGCCAGCGTTAGACCACCGGCGGCCATAGCAACGCCCTTCATGGCGGTCTTGAACTTCCCGCCCATCCCCTTGACGTTCTTCTCGGCCTTCGCCGTGTCGGCGTCGACCGTGATCGTAACGGTGTTAGCCACTCGGCTCCTCCACCTTGCCCTCGCTCACGATTGCGAGCATCCGCAGTATCCCGACATCCTCGGCCAGTAGCTGGGACGGCAAACAGCTATACCGCTGACAGATGCCGTCCACTATCTCGGCCAGTTCTAGCTCGGCCGGCTTGATGATTGGCCTGCCGTCCTGGTACGTCCCGCCTCGCACAGCCGTCCATCTGGCTATGTCGAGGCTAAGACTTCCCCCGCCGTGGTCGCGGCCTCGCTCCAGGCTCCGAGGATCGCGGTGCCGAGCGCAGGCGGCAGGGATAAGAACCCGTCTGCGTCTGCCGACAGCACCGTGCCGTCCTCGTCCTGGAGATTCCACGAACCCAGAATCTGGTCACCAAACATTGTAAACGCGGCCCGCAGACCTTCGGGATTATTATCCGATGCGCCCGCGAGTTGCTGGAGATCGAGGAACGTCCGCAGATCGACGTCCAGCCGCGCCTCGATGCGGATGCCCTCATACTCCGGCTGTGCGAATACGAGGACAGCCCGACGCCGCTGTATGGTGTACGGCCTGACGCCGACGCCATTGGTGCTGATGACCATCAGGCCACGGTGCTCCAGGTCGGGACGGTGCCATCTGACAAGTTCAGAGTCGCCGACCACGTCAACGCCCCGTCTGATCCCCGCGTGATCGCGTAGCTCGCGACCTGCATCTCCATCGCCAGCTTCGGGTTGCTGGAGGTGTTCCCGCCAACCCGCAGGTCGAACGTCCGAGTCCCTGTCCTCGTTTTGAAGACATCGTGGCTTTTGTTACTCGCTGCGTTGAAGAATCCGTTGAGCGATACGTCTCCGTCGCTCATGCCGGTGATCCGCTCCCGCGCAGATTTGTCGAGGCCGGTGGTCTCGACCAACTCCTGGGCGATATTTATTCCGTAGTCCCCGACGTCCGAACTGATGTCTCTGGCTGACCCGCCGGAGTCATCCACTTGGAGCATGTCGCCCAATCCAGTTTGCTTGGCCATAAAACCCTCCTAGAAAATTTGTTCTAATTACCCTCTCGTAAATGCGATTGCGTATGTTATCGACCTGCTATCGCCGTGCGAATCCTACTGCGATCTTCGCGTTGGAGAATGTCCCCGTCGTTGTGACTTTCAAATACCGTTTGACCGTGCCCTCCATCGTCAGCCTCTCTGATGTCGGGGCCGCAGCCGCCGCCACAGTCGAGAACGTAACTATGTTCACGTATGCACCGCCTTCGGTCGCACATTCTTGGATTTGCACCGTGACGCTGCCGGATGCCAGACTGAAAAGCTGGAGATACCCTACGCCG